ATCCTGAATTATTATATTTTGAAAAACCAAAATCTATTTTTTTAACTTCTCTTGTAGTCTTAGATGCATATAAGTGTCTTTGGCAAGCCATTATAGCTAAGCCAGAACTAATTGATGCATCAAATTTAGTTCTTTTATTAATATCAAATTTAGCCCAATCCTCAAGCGTTCTTTGAAAAAACATTTTGCCGTGTTCACCATTTTCTTTTAGTCCAACATGGCTTTCAATGTAACTTTCAATAGCCGCCGCGTGTGCTTGTCTTATATCTTCTGAAGAGTTTGGTATACCACCTAACTCTTTTTCTGTTACAGACAATTTGTTTCTTGCTTTATCAGGTCTATTCATAGAGTAACCTCTATAACCCCTTCTTTTAATATGATATAATAATCTAGGTTTATTATTTTCCGCTAATATTGGCATGCCGTAAAATACCATTGCCATTAACACGTCTTCAAAAAATATTTCTGCAGTTTGTGGCCGAGCAACATATTCTAAAAAGAATTGACTTGATGGAACGTCTGCAAGCATACTAAATGTTGTTAAACCGTGTAATGCTCCATTTGAACCTCCACCATCAACTGTTCCGCTAATATCATAACTGTCACAACCAAATGCGCCTAAATCTTTATTACCAGGATATTTTACACCGTTTTGAACAATTATATTGTTTTGTAATTCAACTGGTGGTATCCAAGATAATTTAAATCTTCCTGTTTTATTTGGGTGAAACTCTACAATAGAATCTTTAACTCCATTTCTCCAGCTGAACGATCCACGAGTAATATACCCGTTCATTGTCATTTCTTCATTAAAATCTACTTGCTCATATATCTTATTTAAATTGAATAAAGATCTTGCTATTTCATCTCTAAAAGCGTGTTTTTCACTTCTTGGAAATTGACGATAAAATTCATTCAACGCATCATTATCCCCTTTGAGTCCATCTGCTTCATTCTCCCAATGCTCGATAACTCCGACATAGATAAGCTCTCCATCGATTCCTTTGATTGGCTTTTCTGGAGTATCGAATACAGGAAATCCATATTGATCAATGAATCCCTCGTAGTTCCATTCCATAGGTATGAACAAAGAGTATAGTCCACTAGCAGTTTGCCCATTGCGATTTCGCTTCGTAACGTCTGAACCATAATATAATTTTTTAAAGTTCTCTCCTCCTTTGTCTAAAGCGTTTGAGGTGGAACCCATCATACACTTACCAACTATCTTAGCACCTAGCCTTAAACAAGTTTTTGTTACTCGCCAGTTGTTAAGGATATTGTCAGGCTTTTCCCATTTACCAGATTCATCGTGTACTAGTAATCTTAGTTTTTCTCCGTCATAGGAGTTGTCGCCTGTATTCTTCCAGTCAATTGTCGTGTCAAGTCCTTTCTGGGTTTTGACCGACGCTTCGTTGATTGTGTTCCTTGTAAGCCTTCTTGACGGCGTCTTGTAGGATAGTTCTGTTTTCGGACGTTCCATCCCGTCTTGGATTGGTTTGAAAAAGAACGGATAGTTTGCCGATATTGGTACGACCTTATCTGTGAACATTTTCTTCGCATCCGCTCCAGACTTTGATAAAATTCCAAATCTGGAGTCTCTAGAGACCGTAGCTTGATCAACAGTCTCTGCGCTTCCCATGAAGGAAAAACCAGAGCGTCTGTTTTTAAGGTAGCACATTCCATAACTTCTTGTATCAGCTTTGCACGCTTCCCAGAAGTAATAGAATATTTTATTTGCTTGTCTAAAGTCCGGTGATCCCACGTCGATTTTTGTCCAGTTGAGGTACATATAGTGTGCCCCTGTAATATAAGTCGGGGAGCTATTGCACATGAACCAATAACCGTCATTGCGCCTACTAAACTCATTGTCAATATAATCGTAGTACTGTTCTCTAATATCTTCCGCAAGTAATTTAAAATCATAAATTGTTTTTATTTTATCTAAAGAAGTAGGCTTAGGTGTTTTTGTAAATACTTGATCTTCTTTTTTTAGATCCTGTCCATCAACATTTTTAGGCGCTACGGGTAATCCAACGCGTAATCCTTGTATTTCGTATATTTCTCCTAGCGTACCGTCTTTACTAATGACTACACAATCTAAATCTAAATTATAACCGTATTTAAATTTCTTATGTTTATTGCTATTTTTAACATCTCTATTATTAAGATGATCTGTGTGTATAGCATATAGTGTTTGCTGATACATTATTTAGTGCGGCCCTCCACACCAAAAAACTCTCGCTTTTCTTTTTTATTATCTTTGTTTAGAGCTTCTAACTCTTCTACTTTAGCCATCATAGCCATGGCGTCTTCCATAGCTAATCTATAGGCTGATGCTGAGACTTTAACTTTTTCTGGATCAACTTCGTTTAAATCCATTTTTGTATGCATAACTTTGATAAGTTCGTTAATTGCATTCTCAGAAGCTTTTAGTAGTTCTGTTCTTTTCTTCTTTATGTCCATAGTTGATAGTAATGTCTTGTGATAAAATTCTATATAATTTTTTATCATCTATGTTAAACTCATATTCAGAGTCAGGCGTAAACCCAACAATATCTCCACAGGACAATCCTAAGGAGCTTAAATAGTCATTTGTATATGTAAGCTTGCCCAGCAATTTTTGTTCGCTATCGAGGCTCCATATGTCTTCGTTTTCTATTGGCTCTACAAAACAATATTGAATTGGGCAATGCCATTCTCCATTTTGTTTGTAAGCAAATATTTGGTCTTGTGCAACTGTATAATTATTTTCATTAATAAAACTTCCAGAATTTCTTTCGTTGCCTCTTACATCAAACCAACGTCTAAATACGTTGTGATGTACTATAACCTCGTCACCTTTTTTTATAGGTGTGTTGATGTTTATAGGGACATTGACAACAGTTCCTATTCTATTAACAAACATATAATCTCTTTCTGTAATTTCAGTATTTAAGATTAATTCTTTGTCGTCAACAGATACTTTATTATTGTATCTGTTATTAGTTGATATAATATAATTGTATAATGATTTCATTTAATAGTCTAGGTTATACTCAATTGATATAGCCATGTTACTATTAAAGTTTTTCCACGGCATTTGTGCTCCGTTTTTTTCTATGTAAATTTTATACGCTCCATCTTCTTCTAGTATATCACATATCTTATGTCCTCCATAAACTTCTTGCCCAATAGAGTAATGCATTGCTTCGTTTTTATAATCTTGACCAATGCTTATTTTTCTAATTAATTTCATTGTATTTATTTTAATATGTCCAAATAGTTGTTTCAGGAGCCCCTGGGTAACCAATGCCTACATGAACAAAGTTGCTTTTTCTTGAAATACCTATACGTTTAAATCCAACCTTGATAGCCGCAGCTACTAGTTTATATGTAGCCTCGCCTCCAACGCATTTAATATCTACAGCAGCACCATAAGCATGCTCGCCTGGTTTTTCTTTTTTAGCTTCAATTGGATGTTCTGGTGATCTGTAAGATGAATTGATTATTATAGGATAGCCATATTCTTTTCTAAGAGCATCTAGCATACCTAGTAATTTAGAATCCATTTTATCCATGTTTCCTTTAAAATCATCTTGGTCGTTAAAGTATTTTAATTTCATATAATTTTATTTACAGTCTTCTAGTTCTTTTAATTTTAATTTCATTTCGTCTACATCAGAAAAATATTTATTAGTATTTTTTT